CGAGCCCAGTCAGCCATGCCGTTGACCATTGCGCCACCATTGGGGCCGAGCTTCTTCATCTCGGCAGCAGCGTCCACAGTCTCGCCGCCGACCAGTTCCTTGGCCTTTTCTTGCAGCTGGCGGGACAGGTCATCGAACTGAGCTTGCGAAAGCCCGTTTTCCTTTGCCCAGCCGACCAGCGTCTGAGCCATCGGGTTCTCGGTAGCGTTCTCGCCAAACGAGCTCACGTCATAGTTGCCGTCCTCTGGTGCCTTGTGCTTGCCCTGGCTGATCTGCTTGCGCAGGTCTGCCCAGCTTTTGGACATCGCCTCAAGGTTGGCTTCGCCTTTCTCGGCGTTCCAGAAGTTGTCAGGCAAGTAATCCGGCTTGGTCTTTGGTGCGCCGGTATCGGATGCAGAACCAGCCGGGTTCTCCGGTGTCTTGTGGTCGATGGCGACCGCATCCTTGGTTTCCGTATTGGTATCGTCTTGCAGGTTCACGTTGTCGAGTAGGCCAGTGCCAGCACTGGGCTCGACGGCGGTGTCTGTAGTCATAGGTTCCTTTCAAATTAGAAAAGTGTTCTTGCTGCTTTTAGCAAGATTGTCCTTCGCCCAGATGGGTCGAAGATTTGTGTAGTGAAAGAGCTTTATCAATTCACTCTCATCACCAGCAGACGAGCACGGAACAATGTGGTCAACATGCCAACTTCCGCTGTTATCCCATGTCATTCCAGGTAAAAATTGCTTCTCAATATGCGCTTTGAACTCAAGGATGTCGCAGCCAAGCATTTTCATTGTTCGGCTGTTTTTTTTCACGCCTTTTGCTTGGAGTGCTTCGCGCACCCTTACGCCAAGCCGATTACGCATCGCATATAGCGGGTCTGATTGCCGACGCATTTTTGAGTACGCAGCAGATTGAAAAATAATCTTTTCCCTATTTTTCTCCCTGTACTCTCTGGCTTTCTGCAATCGTTTTTCTTTGTGCTTCCTGTATTGCTCTTTGTTTTTTTCTAGAGCTCGCTGCTTGTCGCATTGCAAGCACTGTCGATTTCCTACGCGGCGCAAAGACAAATGACCGTTAACGCATTCAATACCGTTGAAGTAATGAGTTAACCCATTAGCACGCGCATCGGCGTAAGAAATCACATTCACAAATTACGAGCCTGCTGTATCCGCGCCATTAAATCCCGCACGACGTTTCTTTGCCCTTCGGCAAAGTACGCGTGCGAGGGGTCAGTGCCCGGCACGGCGACAGGCACGTCCACATACATTTCCTGCAGCCACTTCAGCAGCGCCAGTCCATCCTCGGTGCCGAGTACGCGCAGGCAGAGCCTTGCCAGGTCATCGCGCTGCTGGGTAGCAGCACGGATGTCTGGCGACTCATCTAATGCTTCCAAGTCCTCCCAGCTCATCGCGGCAACTCGGCAAGCGGTTCATTCGGGTCGGCAAACGGTGACTTGCCATCCTTCATCCGCATGACCGCGTGCTCGACGGCTTTGTCGATAATTGTTGACGGCATCTTGCTCATGAAGGTTTTGGACTTCGGATCGTTGCGCAGAAGGTAGTCCATCTCTGGCTTGGTCAGCGTCGGAACGATCAGCGGCACTTGGGTTTCCTTGCCGTTCAGACCAACGCCAATGCTGATCTCGGTCATGACATTGCCGTCTGGGCGCTTAATCACGCCAAAGTAACCGCTGCCTTTCTTTGTGCCGTCTGCACGATTTCCAAAATCCATCACATCGCTCCTTCAGGTTGCGGCGGCTGACCAGCCTGCATCATCTGAGCCTGCGCCATCGCAGCCATTGCCTGCTGCTGCTGGGCTTCTTCCTTGATGACAGCGCGTTCCTCAGCGGTGTTGCGCACCATTGCCGGGACACCCAGCTTGTCGCCGACGTAATCGACAGCAACCTCGTTCTTGAGCGCCACCTGACCATCTGAGCCAAACGCGCCAGACTGCATCAGCTGTTGGTATTGGATAATCGCGTTGACTTCTTCCATGTTCTGCGCCATCGCCAACGGTGCGACCGGCACCACCTTGACCTCGAGGCCGTTGACGCGCAGAGGCAGCTGGATCAGACCGCGCTCGTCCATGACCTCAAGGATCTTGGCCACTAGCGGGATCATCGTTTCGTTAATCAGGCGACCGAATGCAGAGCCAAGGTTTTGCGAGAGCTCCTTCATGCGCTCGACAATCTCGGTGGCCGACCGTGCCGACATGTTCTCTGGCGGCAGGGACTCGTCCAGCAGGATGCGCTTGATGTTGCTGCGCAGGTCGTTGATGACCAGCTGGCTGACGTTGAAGTCGCCGGAGCGGGGCAGGGCTTGCAGTGCTGGGCCTTGCGGGCCACCGTTGCGAGCCACAGGGATGATCGCGCCAGGAATGATCTTGACGGTGTTCGGGTTCAGCACGCCATCGTCGGCAGCCGTGTACACACCAGCGACCGCAATGCTGGCGTTCTTCAGCAGGAGCTCAATGGTTTTGTTCAGCGTCTTGATGTCGGGCAGGGCGGTCATCAGCGGGCCGCGACCATAGATCTCGCCTGCGACCTTCATGTACCGCGAGATCACCCAGGGCGATGACTTGCGGCGGCGGTAGACCAGTTCCTCTTTGCCTTCCTTCCAGATGACGTGATAGCAGTAGTCGCCGCGGCCAGCGTCGTAGATGGTCGCTTCCAGCAGCTCAATTTCCTCTGCGGGTTTCTGCTCAATGCGGCGCTTAAGGTTAGGCGACAGCTTAACATCAGGCCACTGACGCTCGATGCTCTCTCCCTTCAGACGCATCCGGCGATAGACGTTATCGACTTGACCGTTTGCGCCTTCCTCGTAGCTGACCAGGAACAGCGGCACCGGCACAAAGTTGATCGGCGACACATCGTCACCCGGCTGCACCATCATGCAGGCAGTACCGACCGCCAGATCCAGCAGGAATTCACCGATGGCGATGTCGAAGTTGGACTGCTTCAGCACGTCAAACATCTTGTCACCATAGGTGTCCAAGATCTGCTGCAGCATCGTTTTTTTCTCAAACGGGATGGTCGGGCCAGCCTCGAGCCGCGACCACTTGCGCTGCGGAGGGAACACCACTGATTGCAGACGGTTAGCAAACCGCTGGGTCGAGTTGATGGCAGTCGAGTCAAAGACGCGCTGCATCTTCTTGCTGCCGGTCGCGCCACCTTCCCAGACTCCATACAGCTGACGCTGGGGCAGGGCGAACTCATACGCGTCCTGATACAGCTGCTGAAACTCGTCCTTCTTTGTCTGCGCTGCAGCTTGGCGCTTGATGATCTCCTCAACCTTCAGACGCTTGCCGCCAAGCGGTGTCTTGTATTCCATCTCAGTCATCCTTTTCTAGCCTGGCGTTCTTGTTCGCGTCAGTGATGGGGCCGCCTGGTTCCCATGTGTTGCACGTTCTGCTTGCCGTGCATGGGATTTCCCATTCATCGCAATAACCGCCAGATTCGCCTGTATCGACCCAGCTTGGATCAACCTCGGGAGGCGTTACCTGTTCGTACTTTTTCATGCAGTCATCGATGAATTTCGTTTTCCAGTAATGACCGCAATTGCTGCAAAGCATCTCTCTGGCAGCAGACTCGCTGACATTCCACACCATCGACTTCTTGAGCCAGAAGATCACCTCTGGAGCACGCGGATTCGGCGGGCCAAGCTCTGCTTTGACGATGCAGATTCTGTGGTTCTTGATACTCAGCGCTTTGTTCTTAAGCGACGGAGGAACCACCTTTTCGCCTTCGTATTCCATCACGCCGCCTTTGATTCGCTCATCAGTCCACGCTTGCGCTTGGCACGATCCTGCTCCGACAGCGCGATGGCAATTGCCTGATCCTTGCTCGTTACCTTCTGGCCTGAGCTCGACTTCAGCTTGCCTTCCTTGTACTCACCCATCACTTTCTTTACTTTGTCCATCATGCGTCCTTCATTAACGGTCTTGATGTTCTGCGCGATACAGCGGCCAGTCGCGCACCTTTGCGCTCGCCAACTTCGCGCTGATAGCCTGTTTGCAGCTGCTGCTTCTGTTGCTCAAATTTTCCTGTGTCGAATTCAGGAAGCTGCGGAGCCGTTGGAGCAGATGGCGCTTCAGGAGCTTTTTCGTTGAACTTTGGAACAGATTTTGTTGTTACCTTATAAAAGGTATTTCCGTCCTGCTCATATCCTTGAGATCGCAAATCATCTATTGCGCTTGATGGCATTTGTCCAACTTTGCCGGTGCTCAAATTTTTTATCTGCCATGCTGCTGGAGATCCACCAACTATTTGCAAGACAGCTTTTCTTTCTTCTGGGTTTGCTTCGTAGTCGGATAATGACTTATTGAAATTATCAAGACGCTGCCTATATGCAGCTGCTGCAGATTCGTACTGAGGCATTTGCACTTCTTTGTATTGCTTAACGGCAGCCTCATAGGGAGCCATTAGCTCATCGCGCTGCTTCTGATACGCAGCGTATTCAGACTCGTACTGACCAGTCATCGCCTCAATGTTTTGCTTGTACTGTTCTGCAATGCGAGTCAGGTCAGACTGCTTACGCAGCATCATGCGTTTCTGATATGCGGTCGCCATTACTGCATCCTCATGCCAGTGCCAAGGGTTGTGGCCTCAACGCCGAGCTCAGGGGTCATGCGCTCCTGAGACAGCAGCGATCTGCGACCACCTCGAGTGCGAGCCCTGAGTGCAGATGCTTCCTGCTGTGCAGCCTTGCGACGCTCCTCATCAGCAGCGGCTTGAACCTCAGCTGCTTTCTGCTCCATTGCCAGCTTGTTCTCTTTGTACTGCAGCTGCTGCGCGTCAAACTGCTGACGAGCCAGATCGGACTGCTGCTGCAGCGACGTGCTCTGCTTTTGGTACTCTGCCGTTTGACGGGCGACCTCAGCACGCATTGCCTCTGCGTCAGCCTTCTGCTGTTGCAGGGCGCGGCTTTGCTGGCGCTCTGCGTCCTGTCTTGCTTTGCGCCCCTCATAAGCGCTGTATGCGGTTGTGGCAACTATTGCCGCTGCTACCCATCCAGCCATTTCACTTCTCCTTTCTGGCTATCACCTAATCCGCACTCAGGCACCTCGTACAGACGCGCCTCGAGCTCATCAATGTTTCGGCAGTTGTCTGGGTTTTCGTATATGTCAGTCCAGACAACCTTTTCCTCGTACACCCTGCCAGCACGCTGAAAGCCAGCAGGCGCATCAAACTCGCACGGTGCGATCAGCACCTTGATGCCATCATCCGTGTTGACTGCGATCACCCCAGCCTCAAGCCGCACCCGGTACGCGGTTTTGTGCGCAGCTCCGGTCAGCACCGTGAACGGCGGGACGATGATCGTTCGCTCATAGATCCCAGGCAGGAACTTGTGCAGCGTCACGATCTCGGCCTGCGGCATTTCCAGTAAAGCGTTCTGCAGCTTGACCACCTCCTGGCGCATGAGCTCAGAAGGCACCTTGCCCTCAAAGATGGTCAAGTCATCCATGCAAAAGATTCTATTGAAGTCTGGACATGCATCAATCAGTGTGATTGCTCTGCGATATATCAGGCGAAGATGTCGAAGTCAGTCCCGGCCTGTACCTGTGCCGGTGGTCTGCCGCCGAGCTGGTGTTGCCTTGTCATGCGGTTGTACTCACCGCCACCCAGCATCAGGTATCCAAACGAGTCGCCGATGTGCGAATGCTCGTTCTTGTTTGGCGCGTCCCTGAACCGTTCCTGCCCAGCGCCGATGGCCACCCGCTTGAAGTGGTATCCACCGCCCAGGGCTTTTCTCAGCAGCTTGCACTTGCGGTTGACGATCAGGCCTGGCTTACCTTGGATTAAGCGCTGCATGGGCGCTGCAGCGGCTTCTCGGCGCACCTTGAAATCGTTGCTGGCAGTGGGCTGTGCCCGCAGGCCCAGCGTCTTTAAGAAGTCAAACGCCGTGACCTCATAGATCGCATCTCGAGCCATACCTGCCGGGTCGCCCCAGACCAGTACCTGGTGATTCGGGTAGGCAGCATTCAACTCTGCCAGCAGCTGGTGGCCAAAGCGCTCCAAGCCCATGTCGAAGGTGACGATCTCGTCGTGGATAACCCAGCGACCGTTCGGCAAACGCTGGCCAATGGTGGCTGCAGGCGTTAAACCAAAGTCCAGCCCGACCTGGATCGGCACGGTCGGATCGACCTCGGTGTCACCTGACATGGTGCCGTCCTCATACTCTGGCCAGACGGGGCGACCTTCCTGCACATAGGTGTACTGCCCGCCTGCGTAGCACTTGATCCAGTCAAGGTTCTTGCCCAGCAGCATTTGCTGGTAGTAGCCACCTGGAAGATTGTTGATGTTCTCTGCACGCGGGTTGACCTTCCACCACTTGCCTGCAGCGAACACATGGTCATTTGCCTCTGGGTTGTCTGGCAGCTCCTCCGGCACGACATCGATGACCCCGCCTGGTTGCTTCCAGAACTTCCAAGCATATGCGCCGGTCATCTTTTCCTTCTCGGCCATGTTGTGCCACCAGTGGTCATCATCCATCGGGTTGGTGTCCATCCATATGCCGTGCCAGGTCGCGCCGCCATCCCGCTTGGTCGGGTATCGACCGACCCGGTGCGTCAGGCCATCGATGACGGCCTTGGGGAGCTCGCGGGCTTCGTTGACCCATGCGCCGGTGAGCTCAAGCGAGAGCAGCTTTCTAACGTCCTTGGGCTGGTCGAGCGCCAGAAAGATGACCTCGCAGTCGATACCAGCAGCATCACCCCTTGCTGGCAGTCGGATGTGGTGGGTGATCGGTGGAGTCCACAGCATCGGGCCGAACGTGGACTCTGGGAACAGATCCAGCCAGGTTTTGATCGTGGTGGTTTTCAGCATGGGGTAGCTGTTCCTGACCACTGCCCAGCGGGTGTACCGGATGTTGTCGATAGGGGAGGGCTTCTGCTTGATGGCTTTGAGGAAGATTTCTGCAGCACAGGCATATGATTTCCCAGACCCTACGGGGCCCATTAGGCCACGCGTAAATGCCTTACTGCTAAGAAAATCGAAGATGACGGGACTCTGAGAAAAGTCCAACCGCAAGCCGCCAGCCCCAATCTCCTTGTCGCTTTGCTCCTTTGTTCGTGCCATTAAACCCTCGCAAACTCTTTGTGATTCTCAAGCATGAACTGCCGCGCCGCAGCCACAGCGTCATCCAGCTCAGAGAACCGACCAACGTGATGCCTGACACCGTTGACACGCACCCTAACGCGCCACTTGCCAGATTCGGAATCCCATTGCACGTTTTTGTGACCTGACGTGCTGTGACGCTTTGCCTTGGCGTTATGCATGTTCTGCGCCCTGGTGGCAGCACGCAAATTCTCAAGTCTGTTGTCAGACCTGTCGCCGTTGATATGGTCAATCTCAGGCGGTGGCTCCCCGAGATACAGTGCCCAAGCAAGGCGATGAGCCAGCACAGGCTTGTTCTTCAAAGTCAGCTTGATGTAACCGGAGTAATGCACAGATCCGGCTTCGCGGCCTACGTCACACAGCTTGCGGTTGTTCACCCTTTGGGGGATTTTTTCCCAAAAGAATTTGCCGCTTTCTGGTTCGTATCGAAGGTGCTCCGTGGCGTATTGGATGATTTCTTTGTCCATTTACCAATCGTAGGGGCAACCACTGACGACGACAACTGTTCGGTTGACACCTTGCCACGTTTCCTCCAGAGACTCATTGCTCGTTTCTTGGCGGTGCTACTACGTTCACATCGATCACAGACGGCTTGTCCGACCCATCGTCCGGGTTGTCCAGCAACCCAGAAGCCTTGGCCAGCAGACGCAGCACGCCCACCTTGTCGTACAGCTCGATTTCCAAGGTGTTGTTCCCATCCTTGTCCGTCTTGACCGAGATCTTCTTAATCGCCTGCAACGCATGTTCTGGGATCTGGTGCGAAGCCTTGACCTTCACATTGCCCATCTCATCCCAGGTCATGATGTCGGTCAGCTTGGTGTTGGCCATGCACAGCAGCGCATAAGCCACCGCCTCCCGGTTCTCGAGGATGGTTGCAGAGCGCTCCAGCCTTCTCTGCACAGACCTGACCCCGCCCCAGTTGGTCAGGGGAGGGATCACATTGGTTTGCTTAGGGCGTGCCATCAGAACGGAATGTCAGAATCATTCTGCGACTGGTACCCATTGGCCTTAGCCTGGTTATGCGCAGACTGTTGGATCGAACACGGATCACCAATCTGGCAGCTGTAGAACGTCTGGCCAGTCGCATCCTGTTTTGTCCACGCCTTGAACCAATGCAGCGTGCCATCCGGCAACATAATCCGACCATCCAAGTCAGGATCTTTTTTGCCCTCACGCTTTTTCTTGTTCGCAAACAAACTGCCCTGCCCAGGCCGATGCTCAAATGCCATCTTCATTTCCTTTCAAGTAATTGGCGGGGTACTCGCTCCACTGGTTCTTTCTCATCGCCGGTGGTGCAGTCCGACTTCCCCAGCATCCGCTTTCCCCCATGAACCGCAAAAACCCTTTCGGGCAAAATAGTCAGAAAAATTTTGGTGTAGTCCCCGCAACGACAGCGTGAGGGGGAGGGGGGAAAGGTGCCCTTTCGGCAACTGTCTCACCCGCCGCAGCCAGCCTGACCGTTTGTCCAACCAGCTCGAGCCAGGCCTGCTTCCGACCAGACACGTCAGCTGCCCCCCCGCCTGTCCAGATACCCGACGGACGTATGGGTTTTGGACAGACGCATTTAAACGCTCTGTGAGCCGTTTTCACTGTCCACCCATGTCTGCCTATCACCCGACCCCTGATCGCAGCTTGTAGGTACCTTCTGGCGCGTTTAAACGGCATCAGCATTTCACAGCTGGTCTGCAGATAGCGTCAGCAAGGCCAGTAGCAGCTCCTCGCCGGTCGGTACACCCAATCCTTCCGCTTGCTGTTTGGACAACAGCGTTTGACAGGTTGCGCATAACTCATTGTCAGTTATACCACTGTCAATTAATTTCATTGTCAGTTCATTGTTTAAAGTTACTTTTAATTCTCTTTCAATTATCTTGTTAAATAACCTTCTATTACCTTCTACTTCGATCTTCTGGGCAACCTCCTGACGTTGCCTATGATGTTGCCTATGAGAGCCCTTTTGGTTGCCTATGGAAGCCTCCTCATTGGCTACCTCTTGGTGTTGCCTATGGACTGTCTTTTTGTTGCCCATGATTTCCCCTATTGGTCTTGGTTGAGAGTGTTTGATGTTCCCGTTCATGTTCAGTCCTGACAACATTTCAGCCAGTCTGATCTTGTTGGCGCGGATCTGTTCTGGGCTCAGGTCTGGCAGTCCATCTGCTGCCAGCTTGGCATCGTTCTGTTTCATGGTTGGCGACCTTGTATCCTCAATGCTGCTGGTGATGGCCACGGCATCCTCGGCTGTGACGCTGGGATCGAAAATGACCTGCAAGGTGTTTGACCGTTCGCCCCTGAATCCCTTGCTGGCAATGGTGACGTACCCCAAGTCTCTGAGCTTGGTCAGCTGCCTGGTGATCGACTGCCGACTGACCTTGAAGTCCTGAGCGAGCCGCTTCTGGCTGACCCAGGTGATGCCAGCCCGGTTGGTGTAACTGCACAGGGCCAGCAAAACCTTCAGCATCCCGTGCGTGATGGCAGGGTCGTGGATTGCTCGAGCCGGAATCACCGCGTACTTCTTCTGGAACGGCTGCTCCTCCTTTTCCCTGACCTTGGGCTTTTTGGGTAGCTTGAAGTCCACGACGTTTGAGGGCAGGGCGCTTATTGCTTTGGCCTGCCTCATAGGTCTGGGTCAATCCAAAACCCAGCATGAAAGATCAGCGGGATAGGATCATATTCATCGCCTTCAGCCTCCATTAACTGCTTTTGTAGACCTATGCACTTCTCATGCAGCTCCAGCACCTTGGCGTAAAGCTCTTTGCCTTCCTCTTGGTACTTGTTATGCAACCTTTTCAGATCGTTAATCTCTTTCGGTGTCATGTATTTTTCTCCTTCAACGCCCGTTCTACTGCCGCGCCATAAAACACCCAGTCAGCTGACGCGCAACCAGCCTCAACGGCAATATTGGCGTGCTCCTGCTCTGTCAGCCCTTGCCATTCGCGCTGTGGTGGGGCGGTGTAAAAAGCCTCCTCTGTCCATGTTTCTGTTCCGTCTGCATGAACTTTAACCAGCGTTCTAATAAATCCTGTTGGCACTGGTTCAGCTGCGCTTAGTTTGTAGCGGAGTGCGACCGCAAGTTCTGTACGAGACTCAGGCCAAGATGGGCCGGGATATTCCAGAACCTTCAGCACCTGCTGCGCTTCCTCTCTGGTCAAAGTAATCATGCTGTCCCCCGCGATCTGTAAATGCTCACCGTCTTGCGCTCAACGCAGCACTGACAGACCCACCTGGCCGTGCTCCTGAGCCGCCTAAACTCACCGCCTGCAAGCTCTCTAACGGCCTGACAGCTGGTGCAAAACCTCACTCCCAGATGTCTATGACCATTGCCAGGAAGGCCGCAAAGCCCGCCATCATCACCAGAATCCCGCACAGCATCGCCACCACGCCTGCGATCATCATGTAATTGCCCATCGGTGACTCCTTTCATTTTTTGTATCTCCTCACCATCTCGTTGCGCAGCTTGGTTCTCGCTTCCGTGCCGCGCTCTTTTTCAATCCCGTTCAGGTAGTCCAGCTTGCTGATACGGGGCTTTCTGGCTTTGTCAGGAAGGCTCAGAGCCCACCTGACTTCGCACTCATGCCGCCATGCCTCGCTGTGCGTACAAACCTGCACGCCGTCGAGCTCCACCGTCTGCGGCGACCAATGGCTGCGGTTGCAGATTGGACAATACTCACAGACCAAGGAAGCGCCTGTGATAACGACGCGCAGCTTTCATTGCTGCGATGACACCGAGGCCGCTGCACTTCCACAGCCAGAAGCAGCGCCAGAACTTGCGTACCTTGGTCATTTGACGCGCCTCATTTTCTTGGCCTGCTCGTCCTCGATCATCTGCTTGCGGATGCGCTTGAACTTTTCAGCCAGATCCATTGCGGTGCCGCCAGGCTTGTACTTCCATTCGGGATTCCACACGCTGGGCGTGGTGTCTTTCTTCGGTTTCTTCACTTGCTCAGGTGCCAACTTCAGTTTTGGTTGCATTGTTTCTCCTTTCCACGCACCAGCTGCAAAACCACCGCTGGCGCAGCCCATCTTCTGATTTAACGTACTGACCGTCCTTCCTGTACCGGCTCTGGCGGCAGCTGTTGCACCACTTGGCCGACAGGGCAGAAGTCAGAATCGTGCTGTGTACCCATGATCTCAGCGCTTGTTGTCCACGATTCGCCATAGGTTGATCCCCTTTCCCGATCTATCTTCCCGCTCCTGCCGCTGCATCTGCAGCAGGCTGCGTCTTGTCATCTTCTTGAGCACGCCGTACAGCGCCTCGTAACCCACCGCATGGCCTTGCAGGATCAGCTCCTCATGCAGCTGCACCGTGGTCATGGGGCCGAAGTCCACCAGGATCTCCACGATGGCCTCGCGCACCTCTGACTTCTCCTGCTGCCCCTTGTTGTAATGACCAAGCCCAACCCGAATGACCTGACGGCCTTCGGCTGGTGCCAGCGTGACCTTCTCGCCTGCCAGCTGCCTGACGACGAGATCCCAGTTCATTTGAGCTGGTCGCGCATCATTGGAATGAAATGCTCGAGGCGCAGGCACACTCGCCAAGGCTGCCCATTGCGCCTGTACATCAGCACCGGCACTTCGCCGGGTGACGCGCAGGCCTCGACTTGTTCGCTCCATTGGTCAATCCTCAATGTCTCCTGACGCTTCACCTCAATGCGGAACTGGGCGACCGTCAGATCATCTGCCCCGTCACGTGCCTGACCCAGATTGCGCTTGACCACAAAACCCAAGTGCTCAGAGAGCAGGGCGGCAAGCTCACGTTCGCCAGCGGCTCCCTTGTTACGTTTGCCTCGTCCGTTCATGCGGCCTCACGATCCGGCGAGTATTCGCCATGCTGTTGCTGCCACCGCTGGTACTTGCCCGTTGCCAATGGCTTTAAGTCTGTCCACCCGATTGGCCACCCCATCAGCCACTCGACCCAATCGGGGTTCAGCGTCCCACCACCTGCTGGCGTTTCCTCCACTGCAAAAATCCGACGAGCCAGCTGATCCGTCCTGTTGCGGTCTGGCAAATGCTTGGTCATGCCAGGCGTGTCCTTCCAATCCCGCGCCGATGGTGTTGGCCACATGTGCTGGTTGCTCACCTGATCGCGCAGGTTGGCCGGTTTGCTCCTGCCCGGACGCGCTACCGTAGCCTCCCGATGCAACGCTTCGGCCGACTTCGGCGGCAGGCTGTCCATCGTGGTTGGTGTAGCCCAGAATCCAGATGCGCTTTCTTCGATGGGGGGCACCGACATCGTCTGCTCCCAGCACGCACCATTGCGCATCAAACCCCATTGCGGCCAAGTCTCCGAGAACTCGTCCAAGTCCTCGAGCAACGAGCATTGGGCTGTTTTCCACGAACACGAATCGCGGTCGTACTTCGCAAACCACCCGCGCCATTTCTGTCCAGAGTCCTGATCGCTCTCCGTCAAGGCCGTCGCCTTTGCCTGCGATGCTGATGTCTTGGCACGGAAACCCTCCTGAAACCACGTCAACAATTCCGCGCCACGGTCTGCCATCAAAGGTTCGGATGTCATCCCAAACCGGGAAAGGCGCGAGTGTTCCGTCGTTTTGTCTGGCCAGTAATATGCTTCTGGCATAGGCGTTGAACTCGACGGCGCAGACAGTGCGCCAACCAAGCAGGTGGCCTCCAAGAAGGCCGCCACCAGCGCCTGCGAACAGTGCCAGCTCATTCAAGCAGACCTCAGCATCTTGTCCAAGCGTGTCTCAGTGGTGCTGTAACGCTCCCTGAGTGCCTGGTGGACGAGCTCGTCAACGATGGATGCCCGCGAGCGGCGCTGATCCCGCGCAGCCTGGTCGAGCAGGGCGCGTGTCTCAGGGCGCAGTCGCATCATGAAGTGCTTGAATTCCGAACGCATGTCCAATCTCCAAAAGGTAGTATTGCGCGACGGTATACCAAAATTCAAACGATGCCAATGGTTGCAGCATTGTTAACGTCGCGCAAAAGATACGTTTGAGTGCTTGACAGATGTATCGGCGAGATATATTTTTCGTCTTACGGTTATTCCCGACCGCGACCACCGAGATCCAGGAGTCGAAACATGGCACCGCACACAGGCAAATTTGTCGCCTACTACCGCGTATCAACAGACAAGCAGGGCCGCTCCGGCCTTGGCCTTGAAGCACAGCAAGAACTTGTTAGGAATTTCCTCAATGGAGGCCGCTGGTCTGTAATTGGTGAATTCACCGAGATCGAGTCCGGTACTCGCAAGCGACTCAAGAACCGCCCAATGCTCAAGGCAGCACTTGAGCTTGCCCGCAAACAGAAAGCCACTTTGGTAGTCGCCAAGCTTGACCGCCTAGCGCGTGATGTTCAGTTCATCAGTACTCTGTTGAACGGCAACGTAAAGTTTGTTTGCGCCGACATGCCTGAAGCTGACCGCACGTTCCTCCAGATGGTCAGCGTTTTTTCCGAATACGAAGCCAAACGGATCTCAGAGCGCACCACCGAAGCGCTGGCAGCATTAAAGCGCCAGGGCAAAAAGCTGGGCAGCCCGTCGCCTGAAATCGGCAGTGCTGAGGGCGTAAAAGTTCTTAAAGCAAACGCTGACGCTTATGCAGAGCGCGTTGGCCCTGTCGTGCGAGACATCATCCGCAAGACTGGCTCATCAACATTGCGCGAGATCGCCGAGGCACTGACTGCTCGAGGCGTTGAAACGCCACGCGGCAATATCGACTGGCGTGCCAGCCAGGTATCTAACCTGTTGAAAAGGATCAAATGATGAAGGGGTTCATTTTTGTGGCCGGGTTTTATGCAGCCTTCGCTGGGTTGGCCGTTGCCTTGGAAAAGACAGGGATTGTTTCAGACGGGCTGATGGTGGCTTTCTTTATGTTTGCAATTGGACTTCCGGTTGTCGCAGTAATTATCGGCAAGGCGAAAAAACGACGTAACGAAGCAAAGATCCGAGCTGCTAAAAATCAGCTGGTTGAGCAGTGGGCAGACCGCGATATTGCTGAGTGATATACTGTGTAAAAATACAGTATGTTTATTATAAGGATATTAATCAATGACTTACCAACCTGTTAAGCCACTTGATGGGCAGCGCGATCTCGAGAGAAAAACTGTTGCCAAATATTTCAATCGTGTTGGACGCGGCCTAAACTGCAGAATTGATGTTCCTATTTTGGTCATTGATGACGTGAAATGGGCAGCCAAGATCTTTGGCGAGCTATCCAAAGACCTGACCCAAATTGCCTGGGAGGATGACCGCACCGACATCTGGCGGGTGCTTGAGGCCAGGTACGCAATGGAGGCTGCCAAGCGCCAGCTGCACCAGCGCAACGAGAAAAAAGTTGGAAAAGCAGAATACAAAAAGCTCACCAACAATCCCTACAGGTAGTAGATCAAGCGGAAATACCCGTTTGAATTTTTATAACGCTGTTTAACCACATGGAAAAGGAGAAAAGCTTGGATAAACATAAGCAAACATGCGGTGTTTCCCGCGCATATGTGTATTGCGGTTATTCAAATCGCAACAACTACATACGGGGTTTGTCGCATAATTTGTATTCCGGTTATTTGACCGGCATACACAAGATTCTTGCACCGCAGCAAGACCCTGATACCCCTGTTTTGATCGTCAGCGCCGTCGGCATTTTGGCCGTCATTGCCCTGGCGATCCTTACCTGACGGGGGTTCAACATGCTCCCCGTTACCGGTCGCGATCTACGCGATGCGCAACTTGCGCTTTTTGAGCACAGAGACACAGAGTTTCTGTGCCACTGTCGAGCACTAGCCGTTGAGATAGCTCGAACACAAGGCACTGTGTGCATCAATGACATAAGAGCACAGCTGCGCTTGCCCTCAGAAATGCACCCCAGTGTCCTTGGGGCTGTTTTCAAATCAAAAAAATTTACCCCGGTTGGTTACACCGAGGCCACCCACAAGGCGGCTCACGCCCGCGTTGTGCGCGTCTACAAACTCACGGAGGAAAACTAATGGCTGGTAAGAAAACCCCCGATGACATCATGTCTGCGTCCCGACTGCCTGCCCTGCTGGGCCTGTCTCGGTACGCCACCCCAAACGACGAGCTCATCTACAGCATCAACGCCATCAAAGGCAATGAGCGCGAGGATAAGTCCAACGAATCTATGCGCTGGGGCGACCGCCTTGAGGCGCTGATCCTGAAGGAAGCAGCAGAGCGCCTGCAGCTGTCCGAGCTGGCCACCGAGTTCAATGCGGCTTTCTACCACCAGACACTGCCGCTGTGCTGCAGCCTAGATGGGTACGCAGACGGTCGCGGGCAGATCATCCGCACTGACGAAGATGCAGGCATCTACGTCATTGGTGCCGAGCAGATTGAGCTCGCAGGTCACGGCGTGCTGGAAGCCAAGCTCACAGCTGTGTCGCCAGAGGAAGTGCCTGCGCTTTATCGCGGCCCGGTGCAGCTCCAGGCACAGATGGACATTCTGCAGGCCAAATGGGGCGCTGTCTGCGTGCTGTATCAGGGCACGGCGCTGCGCATCTTCCTGTTTGAGCCGCACGTTCAGACGCTGGCAACCATCAAGGCTGCGGTGCTGGAATTCCAGGACAAGCTGGAGCGGTTCCGCGCTGACGGCACGATTGATTACTACCCACCAGCAACCAGCGAAGATGCCGATCGGTTGTGGCCAGCAGCTGAAGATAAGGTCGTGCAGCTCGACACTGAGGCTGAATTACTGGCCGAAAAAATTGCAACAGCAAAAGCCACAATTACCAAAGCCGCAAAGGATTGCGCGGATGCAGAAAAGGATCTGAAAGCATTGCTTGGCACCGCCAGCAAAGGCATTGCAGGCCGGTTTGAGATCCGCTGGCCGATGCGTAATTACCAAGCGCAGCCCGCAAAGACAGTGCCTGCAAAGGCCGCGTACACCATCCGGCAGTCCACCCTTAGCGTGAAGGAACTGGCATGAAAAGCCTCGACCTGCGACCGCTGGAGCTCGCCCATGCCCGCGCCGTCAATGCACTGATGGGCAACATCCCAAAGCTGTCCAACGATGATGCCTGCGAAATCATTGAGGCACTGATGGCCGTCGTTTTTGAAACACTCAAACAATACGCACAGGAGGAAGATGATGCAGCTGACTACAACTAATCGCCAAGGCTTTGCCCCGACCACGCTGGGTGAAGCGATGGATTTCAGCCACATGCTGGCCAAGTCCCAGATGGTGCCGAAGCAGTACCAGGGCAAGCCGGAGGACATCATGGTCGCAGTTCAATGGGGATATGAAATTGGTTTGCAGCCCATGCAGGCGCTGCAAAACATCAGCGTCATCAACGGCAAGCCGAGCGTATACGGTGACGCAGCGATGGCGCTGGTGCAGGCCAGCCCCGTCTGCGAAGGCGTGGACGAAAGCATCGAGGGCGAAGGCACACCGAACCCGGTCGCCGTCTGCATCGCCAGACGCAAGGGCAGGAACCCGGTGATCGTTCGCTTCAG